GACTCTCGGCCTCAGACCATCGAGCGCCAGTGGCGAGACAAATTCTTACCACTGTTTCTAAATCAGGGTGGTCGTGCCGCTTGCATTCTCCGAGGAGTAACGAAATCTGGTCGTGAGTTAGCCAGGCCATTTCCATTTCTTCCGTTCGGAATGGGCGCATATTTTTAAGTGGGTTTTCACTCTTCCATTCTCCGAGGCGGTTTAGCTCATTGAACACAGCCCGGAAGTAGGCTAGCTCAAGATTAAGAGTGCGAGGTGATACCTCTTTCACTCTGTTTGAACGGGCATACTCACCTTTTAACCGTTTTTCTCGGTAGCGGGAAAACATCTGCGCATCGAAATCGCGTGCGAGTGGTTCTCCCATACACTCAAAAGCATGGTGCATGGCTAACTGGCGTTTTAAGCCGTCTTTCAGGGTAATACCATGAGCGCTATACCATGAATCAACCAGCTCTTTTAACGTACGCCTATCTTCCTTTTCTTCCTGCCATGGGTTTTGAACGGTGTACTGTTCAAACGCCAGTGCCTCGCCTTTAGTTGCAAATTTCTTTCTGATGTGTTTGCCTTTTGCACCGTTTGGGTAGAGCTCACAAATCCAGCCGCCAGCCGGATTTTTACGGACGGTCATTAGTTAACCTCGCTGTATATACCCACCACTCGCCCCAGCGCTTTAATATCATCAATACCGCATTCAAAAGGAACCTTGCCGCCTGCGACATGCAATCTTTTACCGGGCAGTACCGTTAGTTCTCTGAGGCTAATTGCGCCTTCAATATCGACTAACCAAAGGCCGTCAGACAAAGATGATTCCTGCTCGATGACATAAGTGCTGTTATCACTTTTCACACAGCAGCCTCTTTTGGGATGCTTAGCGAAAAACTGATGGTCGAACAAAAGAGTTCCAATATTGACTAGTTCTCCTTCACTTAATTCGAATAGTGAAAGCTCGATTGAGGACGCGGGGGCATCAACAGAGAGGTTTTTGTCTCCCTCTCCAGTCATTAGCCATTTAAGGCTTACACCAGTTTCTAGTGCGCAATGCACCGCAAAATCGTACGACATGTTGCCCCGCGTATAGCGGTTCTGTAAGGAACTTGCTGCGATCTTGAAGTGATTGGCGAGTTGGATTTTCTGTGTAAACCCATAAACCTCGCAAATCCTATTTAGTAACGCTTCGTTATTAAAATTGGCTTCTATCATTAAAATTAGTATTCCAATATTGATTGATACTAAAATTAATATTAGTATCGTTGTGAACGGTGGCAGTGAGTGGCAAACGTCGGCAAAAACTATGTGCTCACTGTCTAAAATTCTCAAATAAGGAATCATGCAACATGGCTTCTGAAATCGCAATCCTCAAAGTGCCTGCACCTATCGTTACTCTGCAGCAGTTTGCAGAGCTAGAGGGTGTTTCTGAACGCACCGCCTACCGCTGGACAACCGGCGACAACCCTTGCGTACCAATTGAACCCCGCACCATCCGTAAAGGCTGCAAGAAAGCAGGTGGCCCCATTCGTATTTATTACGCGCGCTGGAAAGAAGAGCAGTTGCGTAAGGCGTTGGGTCATTCCCGTTTTCAACTCGTCATCGGCTCGTAATTCACTTTATGTGAATTATAAGGATGCAACATGTTTGATTTTCAAGTTTCCAAACATCCCCACTACGACGAAGCGTGCCGGGCTTTCGCGCAGCGTCACAACATGGCGAAGCTATCAGAGCGCGCAGGTATGAATGTTCAAACGTTACGTAACAAGCTCAACCCGGAGCAGCCTCACCAGTTCACACCACCAGAGTTATGGCTACTGACTGACCTGACCGAAGACTCAACACTCGTCGATGGTTTTCTGGCTCAGATCCATTGTCTGCCATGCGTGCCGGTTAACGAACTGGCGAAAGACAAATTGCAGTCCTACGTCATGCGCGCCATGAGTGAACTCGGCGAACTGGCAAGCGGCGCAGTTTCAACAGAACGCCTAACCCCATCTCGTAAGAGCACCATGATTGAAAGTGTTAATGCAGGCATTCGTATGCTCTCGCTTTCAGCCCTCGCTTTACAGGCTCGTCTCCAAGCTAATCCCGCAATGGCAAGTGCGGTTGATACCGTTAGTGGTATTGGCGCGTCATTCGGTCTTATGTGAGGTGGCTATGTTGAAAAACGAACCTTCATTCGCCTCTCTTCTCATTAAGCAAAGCCCGGCCATGCACTGCGGTCATGGCTGGATCATGGGGAAAGATGGCAAGCGCTGGCATCCATGTCATTCACAGGCTGAATTGCTGGCTGGCCTTTCCACCCAAAAGCAGGGGGAATCATGGCTATTGAAGCTTTGCCGACAACTGCGCCGCTAAATGCAGGTGCACGTCTGGCCGGTCTTAATCATGTGGCCGAACTTCGCGCCAGATTTTGGGGCGATAGCTGGAAAGAGGTGCTGCGTTTTATCGACGATATGCGGGATAAACGGGATCCACAATTTGAGGAAAATAACCGCGCGTTGGCCGCTATTTTCTTTCTGGCAAAAATCCCAGCAGCTCGTCATGAGCTCGAATTAAGTGAGCTGACTACTGACGAGAAAAAGGCGCTTATTACAGCGATGAACCATTTTCGCGCAGTAGTGAGCTTATTTCCCAAACGGCTAACCATGCCGAATTAATACCAATAGAAATTTAATGGCGTAAACCCGCCGGGCTTCTTATTGCCCGAAATCAGGAGAGTCAATTATGCGCAATACCGAAACCCGTAGTTTTAACACCGATAGCGATGCGTTGGCCGTATTGCTGACTGATGCCAAAAAAGAAGAGCGCAAAGACCGTGCGCTCGCAGTTTCAATCCGCCTTGAGGCGCTGGCGATACATATCACCAAAGAGGGTATGAGCGGTACAGAAGCCGCCGAATTGCTACGCCGTGAAGCCACTCGCTTTGAGAACGAATCACAGGAGCTGCACTAATGGCCGACGCAATGGATTTAGCGCAACAGCGCGAGCAGGAAGACCGCGAGCGTTACATCAACAATGCACGCAGCCGTATCACTGCACTTTCTCGATTCCTCTGCGAAGTATGTGACGCACCAATTCCGGAAGCACGTCGTGCTGCGATTCCCGGCGTGGCCTTTTGTGTGACCTGCCAAGAAGTCACAGAGCTGAAATCCAAGCATTACCGGGGGGTATAAATGAGCCACGCAAAGCAGGTCATTGCAGTCTCTGATATTTCGACAAAGGTAAGGGAAATAGAAACTGCTTATCGCAATTATCTGGATGTTTTCCGTATTCCGGAAGATCACAGGATTGTTGTGAATTATTCAGCGGGTAAAGACAGCACTGCGACACTGGCCGTGGCAAATGCGTTGTTTGGCCGTCGCGTGCAGGCCGTGATGGCAGATACTGACAATGAGCATGAACTGACGATTGATTTCGCCAGGACTATCCATGAACAGATTGGGTGTCACCCGGTTCAGGTTGTGAAGCGCATATATAGCGAGGCGGATTTCGCCCGCCGACGTGCCTACATGAAAAAGAACTGGTCGAAGAAGCAGGCCATCCGCATGGGCGCTTACCGGGGCGTCATCATGCCGTCACTGGCCCGGGCAGATACCGCATTTGGTCGAGTATGGCAGAAGACAGCGAAGCGCTGGGGTATCGACTTTGAGACTGCTTTAGATGCTGCCTTGTCAGTGATGCATCCGAGCGGAAACAGTTTTCTCGATGCGGCTCTCCTACACGGCAAATTCCCGATGCTCCGCGACCGGTTCTGTACCGACGAGCTCAAGATACAGATTGCCTACGATGCTGCAATTCGGCCGATGCTCGATGAGGGAGAGGTTGTGGTTCAGTGGTCAGGCGTCCGTGGTGAAGAGTCATCCAAACGTGCCGGTTATGACCGCTTCGCAGTCGATATGCGCGATGAAGGTTATCTCTACAACTTCCTGCCAATTCATCAGTGGACGGCTGCGGATGTATTTGCCCTGCATAGATATTTGGGTATTAAGCCAAATCCACTGTATTTGCAGGGCGCTTCCCGCGTCGGTTGCATGAACTGCGTGCTTTGCAACAAAGAGGAAATTTCAGAAACCGCTGCCCGCTGGCC